CCAAGCTCAAAGTATTGATACCCTGCAAACTTGTTGTGGCCTGACTTTTTAAGTGGAGCCGCTTGCAAGGCAATCCTTGCTTCCATTAACTTTTTATGTACACCCATGATTTTTCCTTAAGTATTTTGATCTAATTCAGCATCAATGATTTCTTTTTGATCCTCAATATACAAGTCTTTAAACTCGATAAAGTGGTTCTCGTCACAACAACTCCAGCTTTCGCCCTTTGGCTCTAAGCAGTAACAGCAGTACAAAATATCTGCAAATTGATCTCTGTACTGTTCAAATAAACTCTTCATGTTAACTCCCGTTTGTTTATTAAAATGTGGGTTTTTTACTGCCCACACCGATAATGTGCCACATAGATTCCTGAATTTACATAGGGGTTTTCCCTAATTTACGCACCTTTTTTATCATGTTAGGCTACTCGCATGAAAACTGAAATACTTGAACAAAGATGCGCTGAAGCCTTGCATGGGTACGCCCAAACAATGGCAGGTGCTTATACAACCGAACCAGAGGACTTTGATGCGGCTGTAACAGCTTTGCTTGCCAGAACGCTAGAACTCCATCTAAACCGCCCAATTAACCTGGAGAACCTTTACAAATGACACAAGAAGCCGTTATCAGATGTCTACAAAATGGACCACTTACTTCCTATCAACTAGAGGATTTAACAGGCATACCAAGACTATCTATTGCAGCTTGTTGCACCAAGATGAGCTACAAGAAAAAGTTAGTTATTGGAAAAATTAAGATGGGTAGGTCATGGGTTTCTCAGTACACCCTAGCCCCACACATGATTGAGGCTCAAAAAGTTATCATGGATGAGCCACGTTGCCGACTAAACCCATTTGACATCAGGAACGCACAAGGTATCTTTTCTAAGGCTGAGTATGCGGTTATGAACGCCCAAGCTACACGATTGCTTGGCAGATCACCAACAAATGAAATTACCAACAATCAATTTATTTGATACAATGTTTTGAAACACGGCTAGGTACGAAGTCATGAGCGTACCGAAAAGAGAAGTCTCCCCTCCTGCCGCAGTTTCTTTTAGGGAGAATTGGAACAAGAGACTGCTATGCACTACTATTCATTTCATGTGAGTGACTACATTCACGATACAGCGCATTTATCTTTGTACGAAGATTTAGCGTTTAGGCGTTTACTTGACTTGTACTACACAAGCGAAAAGCCTATCCCAAATAAAACCCATGAGGTTTCCAGACGGATAAGGATGGCAAATCAAATCAATGCCGTTCAAACAGTTCTGGAGGAATTCTTTATGTATGACATAGAGAATGATTGTTGGTTTCACAAAAGATGCGATGAAACTATTTTGGCTTATCAGGCAAAAGCAGAGCGTAATAGGGAGGTTGGAAAGCTTGGTGGTAGACCCAAAGCAAACCCAAACGCTATCCCACAAGAAACCCAAGTGGTTTCCAAAGATAACCCTAACCAAGAACCAATAACCATTAACCATAAACCAATTAAAGAGAACAAGAAAGGCTCACGCCTATCTCAAGACTGGTTTCTTAGTAAATCAATGGGGGATTGGGCTACTCAGGAAAGACCTGACCTAGATGTTCGTCAGGTTGCTGAACAGTTTAAAGATTACTGGATTGCCCAAGCAGGTCAAAAAGGTGTCAAGTTGGATTGGGATGCAACATGGAGAAACTGGGTACGCAACACCAAAGCTGTTAAACCAAATCCCTATGACATTGGAAGGCTCACTGTTGCGCCATCAAATGAGCCTGACCCTGCTTTGCTGAAGATTGAAGAAGACGCAAAAAAAGCCGCACCTATCCCGCTAGAAGTATTGGCAAAGATGGCTCAAATAAGGAAAAGTGCATGAACTTTGAATGGCCTACAAATGACTCCAGCAGAATTAGAGCACTTCAAGAATTGCGAAGCCCAAGAGTGGCTCAGACGCTACCAAAAGAAGAAATCGATGATTGGCTCAAGCAAAGCGTTGCTCTGGTGGCAGGGTGTGTGCGTGGACTTGGTACGAATCAGAGGAGAGTCCGCTACTTTGGATTTGAGAGACCGCATGAACAAACTAAGGAATAAAAAATGACCTTTATGACAATGTTTATGGTCTACGGGGAGCCAGTAGGCAAAGGTAGGCCAAGGTTTGCTAAACGTGGAAACTTTGTATGACAAAAGATCAATTACATGAACTCTTTGAATATAAAGATGGCGACTTGTATTGGAAGGTAAATTGTGGCAATAACCAAATGATTGGTAAAAGGGCTGGTTCACAACTTGCAAACAAGTATTGGCACATAAGAATTAAGAAAAAGCCTATATACACACATAGAGCTATTTTTCTTTTCCATCATGGATATTTGCCAAAAACAATTGACCACATTGATGGCAATCCATCAAACAATGCAATAGAAAATTTAAGGGCTGCCACGCAAGCTGAAAACAACAGAAACAGAAAAGAAGTTCCCAATAAATATGGTTATCCTGGTCTAACTTTGTTGCAAGGTAAATATTGGCAACCGCAATTAAGAGTTGATGGGAAAAGTTTATATCTTGGAATTTATAAAAATGTTGAAGATGCAAAAACCGCCTATCAAAATGCAGTAGATAAGTATTGCGGTGAATTTAGGAGAAGAGCATGACTTTTATGGTTACTTTTAAAGTTGATGGAACACCAGTTCCCAAAGGTCGTGCTAGGTATGCAAGGCGAGGAAACTTTATTTCTACTTACACCCCTGAGAAAACTAGAACCTATGAAACTTTAATCAGGGATTCCGCAATCGAGGCAATGGGTAGCTCAGAACCATTAGAAACCCCTGTTAGCCTTTATCTCTACATTCGAGTGCCAATCCCAAAGTCTTGCACCAAAAAGCGGTTAGAAGCCATTGATAACGGGTCAGAGAAGCCAACAAAGAAGCCAGACGCAAGTAATATTCTCAAGAGCGTAGAAGATGGCATGAATGGAGTTGTCTACCATGACGATTCGCAGATCATAAACATCCACGTTACGAAGGTTTATTCGAGTCTGCCAGGTGTTGATATTTGCGTAAAAGAATGCTTAGATTAGGGTAAATCCCTATGGTATTACGCAATCAATTAGGTAAGATTTAATTTTTAACAGGAGTGAAATTATGAATACATGGGAATTTGACACAACAGCAGGTGCAGGTAGCGAGATTGTTACTGTCGTTTATGAGTATGAGAACGATGGAGAGACAACTTATAACGAATCCATCAAAGAAGTATGGTTTGAAGGACGTAATGTTATTGGCTTGTTCTCTGATGAGCAATTTAAAGAGATGGAGATGGAAGCTGCCATTCGGTTTCAGAGCCACAAACTGAACTACAAGATGGAGGATGTATGAAAAGAGAAGACATTATCCGCATGGCAAAAGAGGTTGGGTTTGATGATGGTGAAATTGACACCTGTCAACTAATGCTTGAACGATTTGCCACACTTGCTGCTCAACAAGAAAATGAGCGTATTGCCAGAAAGATAGAACAGTTACCTTTTGGCGACACAAGTGCTAGTTTTGCTGTTTACGTAAGAGAGTGTCCACCATGTAATGGCAACTGTAATCAAGGACGTAATTGTCCTGCTAGAACATGAAAAAAGAACTTTTAATCGGTTGTGGATCTAACCACACCAAAAAGATGGCAACAGATAGAACAACTGGTTGGGATAACCTGACCACTCTGGACTACAACGCTGACCATAATCCCACTGTCGTGTGGGACTTGATGGTCTTGCCTTTGCCTTTTGCAGACAATGAGTTTGATGAAATCCATGCTTATCAGGTGTTAGAACATCTTGGTCAGCAGGGTGACTACAAACTATTCTTTGCCCAATTCTCAGAGTTCTGGAGACTTCTTAAGCCAAATGGTCATTTCCTTGCGACTTGTCCATCCAGAAGTTCAGTCTGGGCTTATGGTGATCCAAGCCATACAAGAATCATGCAGCTTGAACAACTGGTGTTCCTATCTCAAGATGAGTACAAGCGACAAGTAGGCAGAACACCTATGTCAGACTTCAGAAACATTTACAAAGCAGACTTTAAAACTGTCTTCCAAGAAGAGGATGATGACATCAGGTTTGTACTAAAAGCTATTAAGAATTGATTTTGTAGCTATAATTCAAGCCATGAAACAACGTGGCGGCTCAAGAAAAGGCGCTGGTCGCAAGAAGATCAGCGAAGAGGGTAGGACTATCCGAGCAAGGGTAGCTCCTATCCATGAGCAAGCATTGACCTTGGCAGGGAATGGTTCCTTGTCCGAGGGAATAAGACGTTTAGCTGAGAAGCATTGGAGATTAATTCATGGAGACCAGCCCCGACAAAGCAATTCAGTATTTGATCGACACCGCACCCTTGTACGCCCAAGCGAAGTCGGAGCGCCTGTACTTGGAGGAGTTCCGCAAATCAAAGAAGGCTCACCTGATGAGCCAGGCAGGGACGGAAGTTCTGGGTAAACAAGAAACCTTTGCCTATGCCCATGAAGAATATATAGAAGTGCTTGAGGGCATCAGAGCTGCCGTAGAGAAAGAAGAGAAGTACCGCTGGCTAATGACTGCTGCCCAAGCAAGGATCGAAGTCTGGAGAACCAATCAATACTCAGCCAGAATGGAAATCAGGGCAACCCAATGAACAATAAGCTGAACGCAAAGGAAAGACTACACCTAGCAAGGGTGAAGATGCTTCCCTGTTCAGTATGCGATAAGTCAGGACCATCAGAAGCCCACCATTACAAACAAGGTCTGCAATATACCTGCATAGCATTATGTCAAGATTGCCATACTAATTCAGTATTAGGTTGGCATGGTCAAAAGAGAATGTGGCATATTAAGAAAATGGACGAGCTTGATGCGTTAAATAATACTATTAAAAGATTATTTGATACCCCGTCCGAAAATAATAATGCTTTCTAATATCAAAAGTTTCAAAAACTTTGAACTTCCAAAAATTGGTTAAATTGGGTTTGTAAAAAGTAAATGCCACTTTTTTGCAAAACCCATCTTTTTAGGGTTTACCCTTAGTTTTTTGTTAGTTAGCACTCACTTCGCAAAATTAGGTAAGTTGGCACTCACTTCGCTAAACTAGAAAACAGCGCATGAGACACAATCTAATGATGCACCTAGAAGGCCATTAAAACCCGTTTTAAGCCGTTTTTTTGCTTAGGGTATAGCTACTATGCTTGAAACCATGAAAACCGATTCTAGGCGGTTTAAACCAAAGTCTGTGATGTGAGCACTCACTTCGCAAACACTTTCAAAAAAACCCGCTTTTTAGGCGGGATTTTATGGAAATGCTTAAAGGTTATCTGCCAGCAGCCAAACCTCACTAGCATATTTAGAAAAAAATGTGCATGAATTGTCAAATGGTTTTATCAGTAGACCTAATTCACCAGACGGATAGAAAAAGGTTTGCGTCACTTCGCCTAGTTTTGCTGGGTCACAATCATAAGCAATGATGCTGCCGATTTTCATGGTTTTACCTCTTCTTCAATTTGCAGCCATTCTTCAATTATTCCAGTGCCAGCGCATAAAGTAGATCGAATGCTATCAATGGCCATGCTTGCAGCATATTTTTGGAATTTATCGCTTTGAATGTATGCGTCAAGCACAGTTAAAGCACCAAAAACGCTGTTGATGTCGTTGATGCCCTCATAAACCATGAAATCATTGATGATTTTTGGGTGTCTTTTGTCTTTTAATTTTCTAGTGGTCATTTTGTGCCTTTAAATGTTTGCGGGTTCATATTTCCAGTTTTCGCCATTGTGTTCATCAAAGAACACCCATTCAATCAATTCTTCACTTTCATAATTAGGGTTTTCGTTCATTATCTTATTTTTGGCTTCTTCTAATGTTTCAGCTTCAATAAAGTATTCATATGACACGTTTCTAAATAGTTGAAATGTTTTCATTTTAGAAGTTCCTGTAAATAATTGAATTATCGGTTTCGCCAACATAAGCGCCCTGATCTTGCAAATAATCGATTACTTGCTGCTTTATTTCATCATCGTTTTCGTTTGTATCAAGTTCAATTCCATATTGATCTGCAATGCTTTCATAAGAATCCTCAGAAAAATCACAACAAATGGCAATAACGTCAAATTCCACGTCTTCACCCGTTGACTCTTCAAACTCTTCTAGATAGTCAAAAAGTATTCTTAATGCATCATAAGAAAAGTTATCGGGCCGCATTTCATGGAAATGATCTCTAAATTCTGCAAAATAAACTGTTGTTTTCATGCTTCCCCCTTTAAATTTTCTTGAATAAATGCCATTGCAGTGCAAATGTCATCCCAAATTGCATCATGTTGTTCGTCACCCTCTGAAATAAGGTCTTCCCTATATGCTTCCAAAGCATCCCAAACAGTGTTTAATTGTTCTTTCATGTCGTGCATGGTTTGCCCCTTTATGCTGCTTTTTGTTGCACTTGCATAAAATCAGGGTTTAACCCTTGATAACTGCCAGCATCATTTCTCATTGGCATCACCACAACTAGAGCATCATTTCTTTCATTGTGAACAACACCAGAAGCATCACCCCTTTGAGCCAATGAGTAGCATTTATCTTTTTTATCCCCATAAAACATTGCTAGAGCTTCATTTGCAGTGCATAGGTACTCTGGTTTGAAATAAGAGGGTTTAATCTCTGCAAAGGCATCACGTGAGGGAATAACACGGGAAATATCGGGGAATTTGGCATCTATTGCTTGAAAACGGGAATTGCCAAGCACGTAATAACCCTTTGGCATCGAATCAATGGTTTCCAGCATCACTACGTGTGCTTTTTTATCTAAGCCTTTGATTACGTCACCAGGCACAATGATTTCAAACCCGTAGGCTTCTGGTGCTTCGATAACGTCAATGGGACATTGACCAGCGAAAAGAATGTGACCATTTGTGCCGCAAACCATTGCCACTTCTGGGTGATTGAATGAAATGCAAATGCCTTGCAAATAGTAACGAATGTCCTTTTTTGCAGAACATAGCAAAGCAGCACGTAGAACTGAGGTTTTGAGAGTGATTTTCATAAATTTAAGCCTATTGAGTTGAAAATAAAAGAAAAGAAAATTAAGGAATAAGCACATCAAAGTATGCCAACATGAGAGCCAATGCACCAAAGAATAGAGCAATAGCACAGAGAGCTTCAAAGTAGATGGATTTCATTGTAGGTTCTCCAAAGTAGCAGATTGACAATCAAAGCCAAAGCCTAGAGCTTGAATGTGCTTGATTGTTTCCATTGTGAGAGTAGATGTGCCAGCGATCTTTGCAAACAACTTAGATTGCTCACAAAGAGGGTAAGCCTTAAGAGAGCCGTAAACGGCTTTGATCTGGATTTTAAGAGTTGGCATAGTCTTATCCCAAAATCCATGTGTTGCGCTTAACGTCACGATAAACGCTAGCAGCAAGGGTGAAAGAGATCAAGCCTAGAAACCCAAAGAAAACCAAAGCACAAGCCGCCAAAACAGGCATAGAGTAGGCATACAAGCCCAAAGCACATAGAAGCTCAAGCAATGCACCGATTGCCATGAAAACAGCAATAGGAGCATTTGAGTAGATGCGAAAGATGCGGGAAAGTTGTTTCATGTTGACACCTATTAAGTAGTTACATTCCGATTGAATGTGCATTGATAGTAGCACCAGATAAGAAAAAAAACATAGGGACAAACCCTAATAGACGTTTGATTTTGTAGCCACAATTAGAAAAGGAAATAAAGGGATAACCCAGCACAAGGGCTTCACTTGTCATAAGGGATAGATAAGGTGAACACATAGGATAGACAAGGGATAGAGACAAGGTAAGGTCATTGATAAGCATAGACCTAGAAACACATAGAGAAACCCTTTAGACCTCGATCTACTCTCACCCTTTGCGCTAGTGAGACAAACTATGCAAAAAACGCATAACCTTGTAAATGAGAATCATTCGCATCTAGATCAAACACTGTATGGAATCACAGTAGGGTTTACCCTAATAGGGTTTCTACCTACGGGTTTACCCTTAAGGGTTAGTACGTAAGGGTAGGGTTTACCCCCACCATGTGTAAAAGTGAGGGGGTGCTGTGGCAGGGGACACAAACACACATCGGTATACCCTTAAACACATAGACCCCCACCCACCCCTATCAGGACAGAAACAGTCCTTCCAAAAAATTTTTTATAGTTTAGAATTTGTAGACATTAAATCAAGGAGAAGATATGGCTGGATTTCCTATGAGGAGAGCTTTGGAGAAGAAGATAGAGACTCTGGGAGGCATTGAGTTCGTTACGGCACACATAGCACAGGGAATGACCATTGGACGCTTGGCAGAGTTTATAGAGTGTTCTAGGCCTATGCTTTCTTTCTGGATAAACCATACGGATGAGAGAAGAGATGCGGTACTCGCAGCTAGAAAGCTAAAGGCTGAGAAACTGGCAGAAGAGGCTTTAGATATTGCTGACCAAGCAGATGAGACTTCTAACTCAGGAGTTAATAAAGCCAGGTTGCAGGTAGACACAAGGAAGTGGATGGCCTCTAAGCTAGACCCTGAGAACTACGGAGACACTGCTAAAACCCAAGTAAACATCAGTTTGGGTGATCTGCATCTCCAAGCTCTTAAGCACATGGGTCAGGCTGAAGTCGTAACCTTGGAAAACAATGGCTCATAATCCTTTTATCGAGTTCATAAAGCTTTACAGAAATGATCCTGCTTTGTTTGTCAAAGAGGTTCTTGGAGTAGAGCCTGATGATTGGCAGAAGGACTTTCTGAACGCTGTCGCTACTGGTGAGCGTAAGATTTCAATCAGGTCTGGTCACGGAGTGGGTAAGTCAACCACCGCTTCTTGGGCAATGCTTTGGTTCTTGTTGACCAGGTATCCCGTTAAAGTAGTGGTTACTGCACCTACTTCTGCCCAACTGTATGACGCTTTGTTTGCCGAGCTAAAGAGATGGGTCAAAGAACTACCCAAGCCTATCCAAGACCTACTTGATGTCAAACAAGAGAGGATAGAACTCAAAGCTTCCGCTACCGAGGCTTTTATC